AAGACCAGTACGACAATACCGGCATGATTACGCAAGACGTCACTAAGGAAGAAAAGGACAGTGGTGTTAAAGGGCCGATTTTAGGAAATGTGCAGGTGTTTTGGCGTGAGGAACAACAGCGAAGCCAGCCTGTACCAGCAAAGCAGCAATTAGAAGACGATTTCAATGAGGATATACCTTTTTAAATACAATCAGTGAATAGGGTGAAAGTATGACTAAACTAAAGACAACAACGCATGAGAAGATACTGTCCGTTATGAGCAAGTGGTCGCATATGACCTCTGAGCAAATTACAGAGCAAGTATATATAGATTTTGGTAATTACTGGAAAGCGTCAAATACTGAGAGGCGATTGCGTGAACTAGCTGAGAAAGGGCTTGTGACAAGCAAATCTTATGTCAATGAGCATAATAGTTCTAAGCATAAGCGATGGAAAAAAACCATTAGAATCAGCATTGCTGCCGAATTGTTGGGGGGTAAGCGCAAATGTCTAAAGGCGTAAACCGAGTAACATTGATTGGCACTTTGGGTAAAGACCCAGATTTACGAACCATGCCAAATGGTGCATCCGTGACTAATATCAATCTGGCAACTAGCGATTCGTGGAAAGATAAGCAAACCGGAGAACAAAAAGAACGCACTGAATGGCATCGCGTTGTATTCCATGGTCGTTTGGCTGAGATTGCCGCTGAGTACCTAGACAAGGGTAGCCGAGCGTATGTCGAGGGTGCGCTGCGAACAAATAAGTGGATTGATAATCATGGCGTTGAGCGTTATACGACAGAGATTATCGCATCTTATATGCAGATGCTTGATGGAAAACAATATAAGCAGCAAGACAATGTTGGTAATGTATAAAAACAGTGCTATGCTAGTTATGACGCGTCCCCAGCGCGCCCGACTTTCTGCCCACTATTAAGTGGGCTTTTTTATGCCTGTAAACTTTGCCTTTAAAGCTAAATTATAATACGATACAAAAAAGCGAGGTCACATTATGAAACATCACAAACAGTCAACAGCTAAAGTTGCCGACTTAATCCCATATTCCAATAACTCAAGAACGCATAGCGAAGACCAAATCCAGCAAATAGTAAGCTCTATAATGGAGTTTGGCTTTACTAATCCAGTCCTAATTGATGAAGAAGGCATGATTATAGCCGGTCATGGTCGGGTTATGGCCGCTGAAAAGCTGGGCGCAGAAGAAATACCTACCATAGTTCTAAGCGGACTAACAGAAGCCCAGAAGAAGGCATATGTTATAGCCGACAACCAGCTCCCGCTGAATGCTGATTGGGATTTAGAAAAGCTGAAATTAGAAGTAGAGGCATTAAGTGAGCTTGAATATGACTTGAACCTACTAGGCTTTGAAGATACTTTTTTGCTTGAGCTTAGATTTGATGCCGATGAGCTTGATTATGATTTGCTTGATGATGATGATGCAGAAGATGCTGCTAACGAGATCAGCGAAGCCGGAAAGAAAGCAATACAGATTGAGTTCGATATACAAGATTATGACGAGGCCGCAGAGCTTGTCAAATGGTGGAGACAAAGAACATCTATTGGACAGCTGGTAATGGCCCTGTTGCAAAAGGCAAAGGATTCGCATGAAGATTAAGCTGCATAGCCATAAAGAGCTTAAATTCGCCTGCAGGGAGGGTACATCAGACTTCAAGGCATTTGATGAGGTTGTCGTAGATAACTCTTATGAGCGAGTAAGACATTGGAAGAAGCGTCAAAAGGATAAGCCCAAATTTGAGATTGAGGCGGGCGACCATTGGGTTGATCTAGGCGGCAATGTCGGAGCTTTTACCTGTCTTGCGCTACAGAAAGGCGCGAAAGTAGATACATACGAGCCAGACCCGTTCAACGTCAAGATGATTAAAAAAAACCTAGAGCTTAATAACTTAAGCAGTGAAGGAGTAAATCAACTGGCGGTTGTGGCAGACGATACAGAGCAAATGACCATGTATGTTGGAAACAACAATCAGGTATGGAGAAATTCGCTTTATAAAGACTGGGGAAATCAAAAGTTTAAGGTTGATTGCATAAACTTTAGGAAGGTAATTGACTCCCCAGAACTGTGCGTCAAGATGGATATAGAGGGCGCAGAGATACCGATATTAGAGAATATGGACGTATACCCCAGAAAGCTGGTTTTTGAATGGTCTTTTGATGTTGATGACAGCATGAGCAGGTATCGAGCAGTAATTGACAGGCTTGAGGCTGTTTACGACAAAATATATTACTCAAATACTTATCACACTCCGAATGATGTTTGGCCTAAAGAGTGGTTCCCAGCTTGTGAAATGATATGGTGTATGAATGATTGACCTAGAGCTTAAAGAATTAGAGCACGATATTAGTATTGGTGCTTCATGTGGCCATATAGAGCCAAATGTAACAGAAGATACTATGCTCATCTTAGACGGCGAGGTAATAGGCTTTTATTTGCGCGACATATCAAAGCACAGTGTCAAGCTAAAAAAGCTACTGGATTTGGCAAACAATGAGTTCCTTGGAGACAATGTGCCTAAATCTGATATGCGGCGTTCTAATGGTGTTGAACAGCGCAGTACCATTTTAGGCTTCATACCGGCTAAGCCAAATTTTAAACGAGCATATCATTCTGTTAGCTCCGTTCACCAAATAGAATCAGCTAGAAATTATGTCAAAGCAATGTTGCTTGCATCAAATGAATCAATGGAAATAGTCAAGCGCATTGCTCCACACATCTACGATAAGCAGAAGGCTTTGCTTGCGGAAATACCAAAAAAATACAAGGTGGGCGAACATTTCACAAGCAGCATAGCTAATTACAATATAGCGGCGAATTTCCATCGAGATACGGGTAATATAAAAGACTCGATCAATGTAATACTAACTAAGCGCAAACTATCCGATGGCGGTTGCCTAAGCGTACCAGACTATGGGATAACCTTTGCCTGTCACGATAGGTCAATGATCGTCTATCCTGCGTGGAAAAATGTGCATGGCGTCACCCCAATAGTCCCCAAAACTAAAGGAGGCTATAGAAATAGTCTAATATTCTATCCGCTGGCAGGGGCTACAAAAATCGACCTAGAGAAAGAAAAAGCATAAAAACTAAAATAATTTAAAATAAATGTTGCTTTATGTGGATTTTGCTCCATAATTGCCCTATCAACTAAACGAGAGGGTAAGACAATGCAAAATATCGTAGATCAAATCATAGCGTCAATCGAATCCGGAACAGCCCCTTGGCAAAAGCCTTGGGCAGAGCGCGGTGATCGTGCCACTAACCTAGCTACCAACAAGCAGTACGAGGGCCTGAATTCACTATGGTTGGATATTGCTTCAGTTGAGTTTGGTTGTAATTATTGGGGTGGCTATCAGCAGCTTAAAAAGCTAGGCGGCCAAGTGCGTAAAGGCGAAAAAGGCACAGAAATCCTCGCGCCAATGGTTCGCAAGGGCGAAAACAAAAAAACAGGTGAAGAATATACATATATCTCATCTTTCAAAACAATCAAGATTTTCAACGCCGCACAATGCGACGGCCTGACAATTCCAACCAAAGCAGAAGAAAAAGAACTAAACGCCAATCAGCTTGATGTTTTCCTAGCAAACACTGGTGCAGATATTCGCCACGGTGGTGACAGGGCTTATTACAATCCATCAAGCGATCACATCCAGCTACCTGAAGTCAACCAGTTCCACACAGAAAACGGCTACTACGGTACAGCGCTGCATGAGTTAGTTCACTGGACAGGCCATAAAACGCGCCTAGACCGCTTGCAAGACAAATCAAGCAAGGGCTATGCCTTTGAAGAGCTGATTGCTGAAATCGGCGCATATTTCGCCAGTATCGAGCTTGATTGCCCTAATGAAGCAGAAAACCACACTAACTACATTGGAACATGGATTAAAGAACTGAAGAGTGAGCCAAAATATATATTACAAGCAGCAGCTCAAGCCGAAAAAGCTACCAAGTTCTTACTTAGCATCACAACAGAGGAAGAACTTACAAAAGCCGCTTAATTGCGGCTTAACTCAAAAAACCAAAATAATTTAAAATAATGCTTGCTTTACTTAAATAATCGTTCATAATTACACTGTAAACTAAATAATGGAGATCAAAATGAAAACTTACGAAATTAATACTTATCAGCTTGAAAGCGAAGATACTTGGCTTGGTAATGCAAGCGTGATGTTCATAGGCAAAAAAGATGAAGCCATCGAAATTGCCGCTGACTTATTTCATCAGCGCGACATTGACGGAGTAACGGTCGAAGAAATCCGTACAATTAAGCCTGTAGTCAGTATTTTCAACAAAAACCCAAAAACGACCAAGCTTGTCGAAATTTACAGCCAGTTTGATGATAAGAAAATCAGCGAAACAAATGCTGCACTAGGAATGAGGTAAGTCACAATGATGGCAGTAACGGGTAAACTTAATACAAATGGCAGAAGCCCTGCTCAAGAGGCCAAAAGCCAAGGCCTCAAGAATCTAACGCAAGTCAGTAATATGACGGGCGTTAGCCTCAATACTCTAATCAACTGGCACAGATATAAGCCAGAGTTATTTCAGACGGTAATAGCTGGTTGCGTAGCAGTACAGAACGGTTATACCGCTCAATCGGACAAATAAGCTAGTTTTGTGTCCGCATTAAAGGTATGATTTAATCCAGTTATCCGAGACTATAAAAAGGAAATATCATGGCAAGGCCATATTTGTTAGACATCGACCAAGATGGGAATATATCTGATGACAGTTTCTTCTATAAGGTTGAGTCATTGGCGGCGCAAGGGCTGACGAAGGAGCAAGTGGCGCGCGCTCTAGGGATGCACTACGACACTTATAACGAGTATCAGAAGCGCGATCGGCGGCTTGCAGATGCTTACTTAGATGGCAAAGCCAAAGGTATTGCAACAGTCACTAACGCCCTATTCCAGAAAGCAAAAGCTGGCGACAATACAGCTATGATATTTTTCCTCAAAAACCGCGACCCTGAGAACTGGGAGGATGTGCAAAAACGTCATATTGCTGGCCCCGAGGGTGGTGCGCTGCAAATCACAGAAGTGCAACATACTATTATTGACCCTTTAGGTGATGATGATTAGTGGAAGGTGGCAAGCTATTATTAAAAACGCCCCGATGGGGCAAGCCATTACTTGAGCCTGTCCGCTATAAAGGCGCAAAGGGTGGCAGGGGTTCAGGCAAATCACATTTCTTTGCTGAGCAGCTTGTAGCTGCAATAGCGGCCAATCCAAATCTATCTGCTGTCTGTATCCGTGAAGTGCAGCGTTCACTTAAATTTTCTGCCAAAAAGCTTATCGAAGACAAAATAAGGACATTAGGTGTATCACACTTATTTGAGATCACATCTATTGAGATAAGGCGCATAAACGGTGATGGGGTAATTATCTTTCAAGGTATGCAAAACCATACGGCAGATTCTATTAAGTCACTAGAGGGCTTTAAGATAGCATGGGTTGAGGAGGCGCAGAGCATATCAGATCGCAGCATGAAGCTGTTATTGCCAACTATTCGTATGGAAGAATCTGAGATATGGTTCTCATGGAATCCAGATCAAGATACCGACCCAGTAGACAAAATGTTCCATGATGCAGGCAATGACCCTGATTATCGGTGCATTCACGTCAATTACCAGCAAAACCCGTTTTGCCCGCAATTACTTAAAGATGAAGCTGACCGCCATTTAAGGCGTGACCCTGATAGCTATTCCCATGTTTGGCTTGGTCAGCACAATACAAAATCAGACGATCAGGTTTTGGCAGGCAAATTTATAACACAGGACTTTGAACCTGAACCGCATTGGGATGGGCCATATCTCGGGGCGGATTGGGGTTTTTCATCTGACCCTGATACTTTAATCGAATGCTATATAGACCCTGCAACTGATAAGTTATATATCAGGCATGAGTTATATAGGGTAGGCGTGGAGATAAATGATACGCCAGAGTTCTGGGATAATATCCCAAACGCCAAGAATCATACGGTGCGGGCAGACTGTGCCAGACCGGAAGTAATAAGCTATATGAAGCATCATGGCTACCCCAAGACAGTAGGTGTAGAGAAGTGGGCTGGCAGTGTTGAGGATGGTATATCGACCTTGCGCGGCTTCGAACAGATAATTATACATACAGATTGCCCAAAGACAGCAGAGGAAGCTAGATTGTGGAAGTATAAACGAGATAGATTGACTGATGACGTTCTGACTGTTTTAATTGACAAACACAATCATTGTTGGGATGCAATCAGGTATGCACTAGCACCAATCATCAAGCAAGGCAATAATCTAGGTGATTTGCTTGATATGGCGATGGGGCGGTAAATCCGCATTTATTCACAACAATACAGGACAAAACTATGCCATTAGAATTAGAAAACCCGATAAAGTATGAAACTATTGTGACGAGTATGAAAGTTGAGAGTGTTATGGAAGACTTGGTCAATGGGGAGCTAAAAATCGCGTATATTGAAAGGGATTCGTCTGGTGAAATGGTTGACCAAGCAAAGCTATATGTGTTGGCAGCTTCTGAATATGCCGATTACTGTAATGCGGTGGCTGTAGCTAAAGAGCATTGGTTGTCTTCTGCCGCTGCACAGCTTGAAATAGAAGTGGATGACATTCGCCACTATATCATTAGCACTAAAGAGAAGATTGCCATTATCTTTGCAGACGAAAATCCACAATTTCTAGACCTTGATGGCTTTCAAGAGGCGTTAGAAATTGCTTCTAATGCTGCTGAGTTTGACGTATACGACGCCATAAAATCTGTCTTATACGGCGCGTTACCTGCTGAGGGCACTGTGGCATGAAACTGATAGGCACATCAGTGAGCCAAGGTTCAAATGGCTGGCCTTTGCTGGGTGGAGGCACATTTTTTGTAGGTTCGTTGAATGCGCCCTTGCAGAGCGGATTGCCACTCGAAATTGAAGGTACGAATGGTAAATTTAGCCTTGAGATAGTTTTAGTAACAACTATTGGCGGCAATGTTCAGCTTGGTATTTATGCTACTGGCAGCCTTGCAATCAGTGGGCAACCAATACCAATCAAAGCAATAACCTTTACCAACAATACTGTGCCATCTGGCTCAGGTGCGGTTTATGGAACGGATTTTGGCGTTGGAGGAATCGACTCAGGTAAAACACTATATCCAAGCACGGCAAATCAGCATCCCTTTTTGGCTAATTGGACAGCGGCTGGCGGAGATGATATTGATTTTGTATTAGAGTTCGACAATAGCGTTTTAGGCACGACTGTGCCATCTATATCAGGTTCAATTATGAAATCTTTAGTAGGTTGATGTATGAAATTCACGGTAACAGCAACAGCATCTACAACAGGGCCAAACACGACTATTGAAAGTGAGGGTGTTCCGTTTGCAGTGGAAGAAAACCTACCTATAAAGTTAACTAATGCTACTACATCAGATAATTATGCCTTTGCTGTTCTACAAAAAAGTGCGATTGTTAGCCACAGCCTGCCTCTCCCAGTTAGTATAACTATGACAGATCAAGTAAATGGTTCCGCAACCTTTACTGACGCTAATGTATTAAATAAATTTGATTTTGGAGCTGGTACATTTTATCTTTTTACTTACGCTAACCCTGCTGGCCTTTTCCGAGGCGGTGAACGAGGTACAGTAGAAATTGAATTTGACGATTCTTTACTAATTGAGCCTAAAAATGGCGAACTATCTATAATATCGCCTATAATGCGGCCAATCATTTAACAGGAATACAATTATGGCACTTGTAACCACACCAAAAGCTGAAAATGCTTTAACAGCAGTGAATGACGTAGGCGACAGCATTAGGCCTAGAGGCCATTTTACTGTGTCTATACAAGGTACTTTTACTGGCCAAGTGAATCTGATGCGTAAAGTAACAGGCGGCACAGCAGGGCTGGTTAAGACCTATGAAGCTCCAGCTGAAGAACAGGGGTTTGAGCCTGCCTCTGATTTTGAATACTATTTTGAAGCTAGCCTTACAACAGGTACAGCTAATACCATTATTGGCGATCAATTTATATAGGCGTAACTATGTGGCCGTTCAAACCAAAAAATGACTTAGCTGAAGCAATTAAGCTAGAAGTCAACCAAGCAGTCGGGCAATTGTCTAGCAGCGGACTAACTAATAATAGTGTTCGGGGCCGCATCGCATCTGCTATATCTGGTGGCTACGATAATGCTGACACATTGCACAATATTTATTTGGATTATGGATACCCGAGCACACTCAGCTTTGCTAACTTCTGGAATATGTATCGCCGTTTTGGTGTTGCGAAGAATGTCGTTGAGCTGCCGGTAGACACTTCATGGATGACTACCCCAACGATTGAGTCAGAGAATGGGCAGTTTATTAGCGATCTGGATGACCTAATCCCGCGCATAAAACTTTGGCAAAGGTTAAAGGGTTTGGATACGCGCCAAAGGGTGGGCCGCTATGCAGGATTGTTTATGCGTGTGCGTGATAATAAATCCCCAGATCAGCCTATTGATGGCACACTGGCTGGAATAGCATCCTTAGTGCAAGTAACCCCAATTTATGAGGGAGAGCTTGAGGTTCTGGAGACAGATAGTGACCCGTCTAGTGATAGATATGAATTACCTACCATGTATCAATATACAAGTGGTGCGTCGGGTAATCGCAATGAAAAGTCAAAATCAACCTTCAGCATTCACCCCGACAGAATCATAATTGCCGCAGAAGGTGCTGACAATGGCGGCATTTATGGCATACCATCGCTTGAGGCGTGTTATAACTCGCTTATGGACTTGAGAAAGATCGCAGGCGGCGGTGGCGAAGGATATTATAAGAATGCTGCGCAATCATTGGTATTTAGCCTAAAAGATGGCGCAAGTGCTGTCGGGCTTGAGAAAAAGCTAGAAGATTTTGCAGACCATACTGATGACTTTTTGAAGAATCGAGCTAGACGCTCGATGTGGTCGCCTAATATGGATGCCCAAGTGCTAAGTTCAAATTTGGCTAACCCCAAAGAGTTTTTTATGAATTCACTGAATGATGTTGCCGCAGCAGCCAAGATACCTGCGACCATACTTATAGGGCAGCAAACAGGCAGAATGGCATCAAATGAAGATAGCCGGTCATTCCTGTCAATGGTCAACTCGCGACGAGAAAACTTTGTGACAGAAATGATTGAATCTGTCATAGATTGGTTTGTCTTTAGGGGTATATTGCCAGCAGCTGACTATGATGTCGTCTGGGATGATTTGTTAGCACTAAGTGACAACGAAAAGCTAGATAATGCCACTAAAATGTCTGCTATTAACCAAACTCAGTTCCAAAGTGCTGGCGAAGTGCCTTTTGATGGTGAAGAGATACGCGAAGCCGCAGGCTTTGAGCTTGACCGCGATTTAGAAGAACCAGAGGGCGAAGAGATTGGGCAGGAAATCGAGGACTGACCCAACAGGCCAAGCAAGTAACCGGAAAAAAGCCACAAAGCGGCTTGATGCTCGGATACGCAAGGCCAGAAGGGAAATATTAAGCATATTTGCCAAAGTGCCTAGATCACGGTCAATTGAAAAGCCCGTGGTCAATCAGGTTGTTTATGCCTATGATTTAACCCCAGAGCAACAAGAAGATTTATCCGCAGAGATAGCTGCCGCACTAGCCCTATACCTTGAGACTGAAGCGGAGCGAGTACCGGCAGATTGGTTCTATAGCCCGTCAGTGGAGCTTCCATATAGGCAAGGAACACAGGAAGAGCTGGTAACATTCAATCAGCTCATAGCTGCCGCCGCTATAGCTGGTGCAGTCACATCAACCGGACTGACGCCGCAAAGGGTGGCCCCAGAGATCGTATTGACTTCTCCCAGATATAGGGCAGGGGTTAAAGATGCATTAGTAAGGAACTACGGGCTGGTCAAGTCACTGGGCGAAAAAACAGCAGCACAAGTTTATGAGCGTATCAATGCAGGTATGTCGGCAGGTGTAAAACCTAAAGTCATAGCAGACGATATTAAGAAAAGATTCGATGTTTCGTCAGCGAGTGCCAAACGCATAGCTGCTACGGAAACAAATAAAGCATATAACGACGGCAAAATGAATATGGTAGCTATGGCCGCAGAAGAAACTGGCCTAACGGCGGGGGTGATACATATATCAGCATTGCTGCCCACTACCCGCGATAATCATGCCGCAAGACATGGAAATGCCTACACTGTGCGCGATCAAAACGCATGGTGGGATAGCGGTGCAAATAGAATCAATTGCAAATGCTCAGTTCAGTCAGTGCTAGTTGATAGCAATGGAAATGTTGTTCAAAAGGAAGAAAGAGACAAGATTAAGCAAGAAGGAAGAGAATTTTTTGCTTAATGGGGTTGTTACTCGCTCAATCTTGTCTTATGCTTGAAATAACTTGTAAGGAATTTACAGTAAATGCCAAAACGTAAAATGGTGCAATGCGCAACAAACGTAGATAGAGATGCAGTTCGCCGCGAATCTATTAACGGCGTTGAGCACGTTGTGGTTAGTTCTTATACATTGCCTGACGATGTAGTGATGAACGGTGGGCTGTATCCTGCTGACGAGATTGCTGCATCTTATGAACTGTTAGAGAGAACGCTTGCTCCAGTTGAGCACCCTACCGACTCTCAAGGCAACTATATCTCTGCTAGTGACCCAGAAGCTATTCATAACTTCCATGCCGGTGCATTTAATATGAATGTCAGCCGCGACAATGGGCGTGTTCATGTTGAGAAGTATATAAACGTCCAAGAAGCAATGAAAACAGATCGCGGCAAGCGATTGATGGATAGAATCTCTGAGCTTGAGACAAATGAAAGCCCTAGACCTATTCACACCAGTACAGGCGTATTCCTTGAGATTGATGAGCTTGATAAGCCAGTAACAAACGCGCAAGGTGACGAGTACACTTGGATTGCCCGCAATATGGTATTCGACCATGACGCTATATTGTTAGACAGTGTGGGTGCTGCACAGCCATCACAAGGCGTTGGCATGGCCGTAAACCTTAAAGGCGAAGAAATAGAAGTCGAATCTATATTTGTCGGAAACGAAGAAAAAGAGCTTATTAAAGCTAATGATATGCGTATTAATGCGGAAGGCGCATCGTTTTACGGAATTATCGAAAAGCTAAATGCTCAATTGCCGCAGATTATGACGGCTGACTATTATTGCATTGTTGATTTGTATGATGATGTAGTAGTATTTGAAACTAACATTGGATTCTATGAAGTGCCCTATCGGGTAGATGCAGAGTCCGCAACGATTGTCGGCATCCCTGTTCGTGTTGAACGGAATGTGACATACTCCCCAAAAACCAACTCAGATAAAGGTGAAGCTATGAAGGAATTAATCCTTGAAGCTCTAAAAGCAAATGACATTGATGCCGACGGCATGGATGACAGTGCGCTGCTAGATGCTTATAACACTACGCTTGAAGCCAACAATTCTGAAAGCAACTATGGTGATGTAGACAACAGTGGCGATATTGCTGTAGTTGTAGAATCTGCCATAAAAGCGGCTATTGAGCCGGTTGCCGAAGAGTTAGAGGCATTAAAAGAGCAGATTATTGTAAGTGAAACAGGTGACAGAGAAGGGTACGTTGATACTATTGTCAATAGTGCGCTTTATCCTGATTTAGACAAAGAAACTGCAAGCATGATTAGCCTTGAAAAGCTCAAAGCAATGTCAGCAAATTGCGGTTCTGCTCACGGCATTCCCACTAACTATGCGGCAAACAGCGAAGGTGATTATTCATCTCCTGCTGATATGCCTGAATAACGGAGGACTGAGAAATGTCTAATGAAGGAAAAAGAGTAATTTATGTTGGCCCTGCTGACGGCGCAAGCAGCTCCCCTTTGACAGTAGAAGGCAAAGCAATTACTGCAATTGCTGCCGGTACTGTTGTTGAGCAAGCCGCAGGTGGTATTCAAATTAACGCGACTGCACACACTGTCTTTGGACAGCAATTTTTAGTTGCTGATAAAGATCAGATGCGCTCAAAGTCAGTTGACGATTCTTGGACTATTAACGAGAACTGTGTTGCTATCGCGCCACGTTCTGGCGAGTTCTTGAATGTATTGATGGCAACTGCCCAGACTGTAACAACTGCTGGAATGCCATTAACGCGCAATGGTGCAGGTTTGCTAAAATTGGCCGCCACTAACGGTAACGATGATATTGTTGCTTACAGTGACGAAATTGTAACTACAACTGCAACCACGCTTGTGCGTGTTCGCGTAGCATAAGGGAGTAACTCATGCTTTTACAGAAATCACTAATCGGCAATAGCCGTGCCGGTCAAGAGCAATGGGAAGAAGTGAAATTTGCTCGTGCTGCCTACAAAGCTCACGAAGAAATGTTTGCTAATGCCCTGCGTGCTTCTGGCCTTAAAGCCAACGAAGGCTTAATCCCGCAAGACGTATATCAAGAATTTGATAATGTAACTGTTCAACGCTTCCGTAGCGATGATGGTGACACTTTCTTGAATGACTTGCTGCCTATGTCTCGCTCTGTAAGCATTGGCAAACTTGTAACCAAGTTCCGCCGTGCATCTAGTGCTGGTCAGGTTCAGACTTCCATGTCTGGCCAAATTGGTATCAAAATGGACCAAGTTGAGTACAACTATGACGGTACTATTGTGCCTATTCACGATACTGGCTATGGCCGTAACTTCCGTGAATGGAATGCACAGCGTTCAGAAGGTTTTGACGCTCTTATTGACGATCAGCGGGAAAGTGTTGCCGCCATTCGCCGTAAAGTAGCTGATAGCTTCCTAGATGGCCACAAAGACGCAAATGGCAACATTATTGTTGCTGACGGATTGTCTTGGTCTGGTATGCGTAATGATGCTCGTGTTGCACAGGTTGATCTTGGTGCAGGCGGTGTAAACTTTGATTTTACCGACCAAACCAAAACCTATGCTGAAATTGAAGCTGCATTCAAACAGGTTCGTGACGTTTTATATATCACTAACAACTGTGAGCGTGATGCGACATATTATGTGTCTCGTCAGGTTGCTTCTAACCTTGAGCGCAACAGCTCAGAGTTTGCATCAAGCGACAACAAGATTCTACAGCGTCTTGCAGGCTTGATGGGTGTTGCATCTATTAAAACAAGCTCTAAGCTAGTTGGTAACGAAATTATGGCTTTCCCTTTGGATAGCGATTCTGTTCGTCCAGTAGTAGGTATGGGTGTAAACACTGTGGCTATGCCGCGTCCTGTTTATAACTCTAACTATGAGTTTGCGGTTTGGGGTGCGATTGGTTTTGAAGTTCGCACTGATTATGCTGGCCAAAAATGTGCGTTGTTTGCACAATAAGAGGTGACTCATGGCTGACAAAAAACCAACTCACGTTGTAACTCACGACAGCCTGTATCTGGCGGTCGGTGGGGTATTACAAGAAGTGTCTCGCGGCACTCAAGTATATCTCACTGCCGCACAAGCTACCCCTTTAGCTAAAAAAGGCAGAGTAACTACAATCAAAGAGCAAGCTGCTGTTGAGATTGAAAGTGCGAAAGCCGCAGTTAAAGATGCAGAAGGTGCATTGAAGTCGTTGACAGGCAAAAAATAAGCTAACGCTTTTTTGATGCCGTAAAGGGGCTGCTACGGCGGCCCTTTTTTTTTAGGAATTATATATGGCGCACACAGAAGCTACAGTTGCAGGTGTAAGGGGTATCCTTCCTACTGGTACGCAACTGACAGATGCACAGATAACGGCGGGTATTGCTGCCGCACATTGCACTGTTGAAGATTTAATACAATGCTGTGCTCACTATACTGATGACTGTTTAACTCTTATTGAAACATATTTGGCTGCACATTATGCGGCGGTAACTGAAAATACCCTAAGCCTATCTAGTGAGAATGATGGTTGTAGCGGCAGTTCTGTCACTTATGGGTTCGTATTTGGTGATGGCATTAAAGGCACACCATTTGGCCAAACTGCCAATACTTTGTCGCGGGGATGTCTGGCAGAATTTGACAAGCCGCCAACAAACCTAGTATCGCTGGGCAGCATATGAACTCACTGTCAATATTTCGTCGCCAACTAGCCAAAAACGGGCAAGATATTACCCTGCAAAACAGGGCTATCATGGCTCCGGTTTATGGTTCGGTTGATTTTGACGAGAGTTTTAGTGGCGATAACGTAGTGAAAGCTCTTATATGTACAGAGCGCGGCAAAACTATATTCGATGGTGTTGCCACTGATACGCCAATTACACACAAAATTAGTATTGAATACGTTTCTGGCGTTACAGCTGAGACTTGGATACTGTTTAAAGGGCAGCGCATAGACATAGTTGATGTCGAAAATTGTTGTGAGGTGGACGAGATGCTTATTCTCAGATGCACAGAACGCGGCACAGGCGAGGCGGCAAAAGCATGACCAAAATAACACTGGACAGTAGCAGCAGAAAAGCATTGGCCAAGATAGAAAACTTGGATAAGCTGACGCGCGAAGGTGTTGAATATGCGGCTTATGTGTCTGGCAAGGGGCTTGTAAAGGCTACGAGTGCAGAAATATTGAAGAAGCCTAAAGGCGGCAGGGTTTATACAGTCAGAACTGCATCAGGCCGTAAAAGGCGGCACGTTGCATCTGCGGCGGGTGAAACTCATGCTAATATGACAGGGAAGCTACGCAAAACCCTGAGCTTTAAGGTCGCACCTACAGAGCTAGAATTTGGGTACGGTGTAACTAAGAACGATGCACCCGATTATGCCAACTCCGTTGAATTTGGCAATAGCCGCATGAAGCCTAGACCATCTTTGCAAAATGGTATAAGCGCAGAAACAAGGAATATAGAAACAAACTTCAAGCAGCAGATTGGCAAAAGATTGGGGAATAAGCTGTGAGATCATCAGATATAGTCAACCAGTTAGCCCGCTATTTACCTGCATTAGTAGATGACTTCACTACGCAAATTAGCATTACCGGCCTTACTAGCACAGGCACGACTGCAACAGCTACTACAGCTGCCGTACATGGCTTGCTAGTAGGCCAGCAGGTCAATATAACAGGCGCAGAAGTGCCAGTAGCTATTACAAGCATTGATCGAACGGGCATGGTTGCCACAATGGTAACTGCTGCCGATCACGATTTAACCGAAAATGCTGGATTTGATGTAATTATAACTGGTGCAAGTGAGGCTGAGTTCAATGGCACATTTAAGCTATTGTCTGTCCCTAACCGTAGGACTATTACTTTTCAGGTTGCTGATAGTGGTGCGACTGCTGCCACTGGCACACCATTGTTGATGAATGGTTCAAATCCATTCCAGACATATAACGGTATACGAGAAATAACGGCTGTTACTTCAAATACGTTTGAGTTTGAAGTGGTATCTGGCCTCTACTCGCCAGCAGGCGGCACAATCATTGCCAAAACAGGCATCAGAATATCATCATCAGTCGAATATGAGCGCATTGAGCAGGCTTATACCAAACAAAGCCCCAATGAAGCATGGTTATTTGTCGTACTGAATGACTCTGTGGCGGATAAAAACCGCCGTATCGACATAGGGGCAACTGATAATATACAGCAAGGCAATTATTTCAATCAGCGAATGATACAGTCTGTATCCCTATATTGTGTATTGCCAACTGCCAACCAGATTGCAGGGCGTTCTGCTCGTGACCGTTGTGAAGAATTATTTAAGCCTATATGTAATAGCATACTGACTTGCCGCTTTCCATCTTTGGTAGAAAACGACAATAACCCGCTTATGGTGACGGGGCATGGCTTTCAATTTTACAATACTGCAATATATATTCACCAGTATAGCTTTGAAGCTACTTTACAAATGGGCGAAAGTGATATATTTGTGCCTGATGTCGATGTGGCGTTCAGAGATGTTGACCTGAGCATGGCTTTCTCGCATGGCACTGGAGTATTAACAACTGAAATCGACTTGGATGATGAAATGTTATGAGCAAAACCATTGATTTAAAAATAAACAATGTCATCGGCTATAGTGGTGATGTAACTATCACAACTGACAAATCTGGTGTACCATTGGATAAATTCTGGCGAGATCGCCTGAGAGATGCTGTTATTGATAACTGTGTCGAAACAATTAAACCGGCAAAGAAAAAGGCCAAGAAGGAGACTGAAAAATGACAACTATACGTCAACCACGCACTAATGTTGCGATTGTACCTTCATCTGAAGCCGTACAAAACACAGGACAGAAAGTTTTAATCATAGGGCAGAGATTCGGTGGCACAGCTGTAAATAACGAGCTAGTTGAAAATATCGCTAATGGCGGTGCAGAAGATGCGTTATTTGGTGCAAATTCGATGATTGCCGCACTTATACGAGCTAATAAAGTTCGCAATCAACAAGTTCAAGTCGATGCCATTTGCGTTAGTGATAACGCATCAGGTGTAGCTGCCACAGGTGCTATCACAGTCAGCGGTACTGCTACAGAAGCAGGTGTATTAACTGTTATCGCTGGCTCAGAACGAAATCACAACTACAAGGTGGCCGTTGCTTCTGGAGATACAGCCACTGTCATTGGTGATGCTATTGCAGCTGCAATTCAGGCAGATACTTATAAGCCAGTGAGTGCAGTAAATACCACTGGCTCGGTGGCTTTAACTGCTGCGACAAAAGGAACTTACGGAAACACTATCCCAGTAGGTATTAGCAATTCTATCGCTGGCATTAATACATCTGTTACTGGAATGAGTGGCGGTGCGACTGACCCGTCACTGACCGGACTATTTGATGTTATCGGTGAAAATCGCTATCAGGCTATTGTATGGCCATACCCTGAAAACACTGGGCCGGTCCGCAATTTGCTTGACCCAAGATTTAATGCAGATGGCATTGTATTAGATGGTGTGGCATTCACGGCTAAAAATGACACTTTAGGCAATTTAGCTTCATTGGCTAATGGCCTTAATAGCCAATCTTTAGTAATTATTGGCGGTAAGCAGGAAAACGAGTCTGGCTATGTTGGTGGTGATGTCGTTGAAATCCCGATGATAAAAGCTGCTGCATTTGCAGGTTATCGAGCTTTGCGCCTTGACTCTGACGGCTTCAATATATCTGATTTAGTCATTGCGGCAAATGGCCCACTTGACGCATTCGGCGGCCCAGCATTAGCATCTAAGCCTTACTTCAATACTCCGTTTGCAAACCTCTACCCTGTCAAGGCAGGCCGTGGATTTGACGATGCTAGTGTTGAAGATTTGCACGACAAAGGTGTAACAGTACTTGGGAATAATGTTGCCAGAAATGCAGTAATCACTGGTGAAGTAGTTACTACATATAAAACTGATGCTGCTGGCAATGATGATATTACATTCAAGTATCTGAACTACGTTGATACCGCAACCCAGTGCCGTGAATACCGTTATAACAACTATCGCAAGCGTTATGCTCAATCCCGTCTAACTGAAGGTGATTTGCTTAAAGGCCGCGACATGGCTAATGCTGAGTCTATCAGGTCTTATTCAAAGCGTCTGTATCAAGACTTGGCTGGCAATGATTTTGTATTGCTTGAGGCAGGTGAAGATGCGCTGAACTTTTTCGATGCCAATTTGATTATTGCAATCGACAAGGCGACAGGGAAAGCGACTATCCAACAAACAGACTTGATCGTCACACAATTGCGTGAAATTCAAGTTACTACTAAAATTGCATTTAGCACAAGCTCATAAGGAGTCAGATAGATGGCAACGCAACTGAATGATATTATCGTATTGGTAAATAATACGCAGGTTCCTTATACGGCTGACTCCCTATCGTGGAAAGACGGCTTTGGAACTTATGTTACCCGCAATGCTGTATTAGGCGGCGGTCAAACTGAGCGCATATTTAGCAAGAACTTGGAAAGCAAAAAGGGCATGGTTAAGTTTTCTATGCCTTCCATTATTGCTAACGAAGCGCATAAGCGTGCTTGGAAATCAAACGATGACCAAAATGTAGTTGAACTTGTTGGCCCTACCGGTAGCGGTTGGTCAAAAGTATTCACTGGCGCAGCAATCTTGGAAGACCCTGAAACAAGTGCTGCTGCTGATGGCGACATTGAAGTGGAGTTTGAATCTAACCCTGCAACATAATTTATTAACCGACAAGCGAGGTCAACGCAATGTCAGAACATACTTATACCCTGCGAGATGGGTTTACATACGCTCATAAGGGTGAAGAAGTAGTAGCTAAATTTATTACTTTAACAGCCGCTAACTATGAGCAAATGCCTTATTACACGCCTATTAAGCAAGCATTTATGGCGGCTATTCAAGATGTAAGTAGCAACTCATCTAATGAGCCTGCAAAAGAGGCTGGCGATGACAATGAGATTACAGGTGCAAATGTAATCCAACTCTTATACAGCTGGTCAGGCGAATTAACGAAAGTATTGTTAAACTTTGAGCAGTTGCTTAAATGCGGCGCAGGGAAAATAGACGGCGAAACAAACCTTACAATACCGCTTATCCGCAAGCTGTCGATGTCGGACATGGAATATATGTTAGGTGATTACATAGCAAATTTTATCGCACCGTCCCTGATGGATTGACAAAAGATAAATTGCGTCTTGAAATCTGTAAGTTGGCGGCGTACTACGGCGGCGGGTTGACTGAATTTTATAATATGCCAGTTGATGAGCTATACGAAGTAATTGTCTGCACAAATAAAATTGAGAAACTGAAAAATGTCAAATAAAGTAAGTTTTACAATTCAATTTAAGGACAAGTTTAGCGCGACGGCTAAAAAGCTTAACCGCTCTCTTGATTCTGCAAAACGTAAAACAGATAAGTTAAATAAGTCTATATCTGGCAGGCTTACAGGCGGCTTTAAGAATTTAAATAAAGAAACTGTGAAGGCGGCAAAAGGTCTTGCCATTTTCGCTACTGTCTGGAAAACCATAACAGCAGGCGCGGGATTCCAAACCGCCATAGCCGAACTGCAAGCCATAACTGGCACTGAGGGTGCAGCTTTAAAGGCAATGACGGAAGATATTTTGATTGCGTCAAGAAAGTATGGCGTTGCACAAGATTTAGTAGCACAAGCATTTACACAGGTCGCATCAGCAAAGTCAGAACTGCTCGATACAGAAGGCGGCGTAGCAACAGTAACCGAGCAAGCCTTATTATTATCCAAAGCCGCAGGTATTGAATTGCCAGATGCTATTCGTGCGTCAGTTGGTGCTTTAAACCAGTGGGGAATGGGCGCAGATCAAGCCGGTAGGTTTGTAAATGTGCTTGCTGCGGGCGCAAAGGTGGGTGCGTCTACTGTAGGCGATACAGCGCAGGCACTCAAGAATGCCGGTAGCGTAGCTGCACAGTTCGGCGTCAGCTTTGAAGAAGCTAACGCGATGATACAAGTTTTGGCAAAGAATGAGATCAAAGGCGCAGAAGCAGGAACAGCGTTGCGTGGAACTTTGTCGAAGTTAGAAAAGTTTATGGGCGGCAGATTCGCCCCATCAAAAGTAGGCATGATTAAAAGCCTAGAGATGCTTGAAAAACTAGGTCTAAGTAACGCCCAAGTAATAAAAGAATTTGGCCTTGAAAACCTCAGATCGGTGCTAGTTCTGAGGAAAAACATACCGCTAGTAAAAGAATGGACTAACGAAATTTCTGGCACAGATGAAGCGATTGTGCAAGCTGCATTGCGGATGGATACCTTTAGTACAAAAGTATCTATACTAGGAACGAGAATAAAGGAAATGGCAATAAGGGCGTTTGGTGCGCTTGAGCCTATGCTTAACAAAGTGATTGATTCTATCAATTTTATGCTCGACCTGATAGAAGGCGTCATCGCATCGTTTAGCTATCTTGAGGGCAAGAGCTTTAGCGAGATGAGTTTTGCGGGGCTTAAAGATGCCTTTAGTTCTGTTTTCAGCAACAACGATAAGACGGCAGAGACAGCCAGCAAAGCAGAAGCGGCTGTTCAAAACCCGACTCCAGTAGGTGCACAAAATGCAGCTGCAGCAAGTGCGCCGACAACGCCTGTGGCACAAAACGGTACAATTGCAGGCACAATACAAGTGTCAGCGGCGAAAGGCTCTGAGGTTAAGTCAACAAGCATGGCAAATGATGCGCCTTGGCTGAACATTGGCATGAATAATACGGCGATGGCATAATGCAAGATAAGATTATAAATGGCTCGTTTAAAGGTGTGCAGATTGCAATATCTGAAGCCAGCTTGTCAGGTGGCCGCAAACATACTATTAAGCAGTTTCCTAACCGTGATACACAGAGCGTAGAAGATCTAGGCGCACAACCTCGTAAATATTCCCTACAGATTATTGTTGGCAAAAAAGGTGGCGAAGATTACTTTGCATATCGGAATAGCCTTATTGCTGTATTAGAGTCAAAAGGTTCTGGTGTACTGATTCATCCACTATACGGGCGTGTTGAAGATGTCGTAGCAGTAAGCTATAGCATCAACGAAATGTTCTCATCATTTGGTGATTCTACTATATCAGTCAACTTTGAGCTTGATGGCAATCTAGGTATACCGCAAGTAGTTACAACAGCGATTACTCAGGTATCAGGTGCGAAAGACCTCACTTTAAATTCCATATTAGGCGATTTGGCAAGTGACTTTGTTGTAACGAGTGGGTTTGCAGGAAACTTTGCTGCTGCGACTGATTCAATAAAGCAAATATCGTCAAAACTGACAGGCGCATCATCTTTTATTACTGACCTTAATCCTTTAGGAAAGGTAGCCGATTTTGCAACAGGCGGGGCATCTATAGTGAATGGTTTTTTGCCAAGTGAAATTATAAATACGAATTTTTTGGGAAGTCAATTAAATCAGTATATAGCAGAAATTGACCCAGTTGCAGAGTTTGCATCAAAAATAGATGATTTTGCTAATAACGCTAATTCACTTGCAACAAACCCAGCGGAGTTTGCAAAGCAGACTTTAGATGTGAACAAGTCTATGATGGAAAAGTTTGAGTCTGGCTCAGAAAAACTACAAGCTGCTCGGAATATGTTTAACTACCCCTAACTGGGAGGCAATTATGACAGTATTAACAGCAGGCTTAATAGAAAGACAGAAAAATGAAGCAATTATAAATGCCAGCATGAACGCTATTGCCTTGGTATATGCTTATGAGGCCGCAGCAAGTATCGAGTATGACACAGTTGCTTCTATAGACACAGTTGCTAACCAGCTTGATGAGCAATATAAAGTAGTTATGTTATCTTCTGCATCGGTCGAAACAAAAAACAATGTCACGGATATGCGGCTTATAGTGCTAGACTTTTTTGCCGAACAGCGGCTAACGGCGAGTCAGATTATTGACGTCAATACTGCGCCAACTACTGCAAGATTATTGGGGTATCAATTTTATGGAAATGATGAAGTCGGTGAATCAATTGCAGCTTTAAATGATATAAGTGACGTATCTTTTGTTGAAGGTGATGTCAAGGTATTAACTGCATGAAATTGGAAGTTGGTGGCAAACAGTATACAAACTTTGTTTCTGCGGTCTGTGAGTTACGCTTAGACTCCCTGTCTAGCCAATTTAGGTTTGAGGCTGTAGCACCAAAGGGCCAGCCACTTCCATTCAAAGGCGGAGAGCCTTGCAGTGTATATATCGACGATGAAAAGATACTAACCGGCCACATAGAGGTGGTTGATGTCAGTTATGATGCGAATAGTTACACAATAACGGTAAGCGGCAGAGATAAGACTGGAGATTTATTAGATAGCACGATAGATACAATCCCTGACCTGTCGGGTGACGGGCTTACATTGAAGCGTATTATCGAGGCAATAATTGACTCAGTGGGCTTGGATATTAAAGTAATAGACCAAGTAAACCCTGAACCGTTCACTTGGACTGAAGTAATTGCTGCGCCTGAAGCTGGCGAAAGAGCATTTGATTTTATAGAAAAATATTCAAAAATGAGGCAGGTATTGCTTTCATCGGATGGTAACGGTGATTTGGTGATTACATCAAATTCAGGCGTTACTGCTAATGGTGCAGTGCAGCACATTATTGGTGGCGATGACAACAATGTAATAAAAAGCCAATTTAGTTATGACACAACCGGACGATATAACTTTTACAAAGTAGCGTCTGGACTTAATCCCCTTGCTCTGAATCAGGCTGGCGATACCGACCTCGCATCGGTGGTCAATCAGAGCGGGGGGGTACTTGATAATGATATAAAGCGAAAGAGAACGCTTGTACTCATATCAGATACCCCATACTCAGATGCGCCCTGTTATGATCGTGCTAAGTGGGAGGCCGACATTAGACGCGCAAGAGGACTTGCTTATTCGGCGACTGTGCCTATGTTTCGTGTTGGCGGCCACACAGGGCGGCTATGGCAAATAAACAGGGTTTATCAAATAGTTGACGATTACATTGGCAAGATAGAGCAAATGTTGTGTAATTCAGTAACATTTACCTTTGATGCCGACTCTGGCAGTAACACTGATCTAGGGTTTGTTGGTCGTGAAGCTTATACTTTATTTTTGCCGCCCGACCCCTTAGCGGAGATTGCTACCAATGTTGAATAACATATTGCGATGGATGAGGATAACCAATAGTAGTCCTGACGATCAGCAATTTCCTGCTCAGCAATTGGAGTATCTAGGAAAAGCAGCTGATGCTACGATGTTATTCCCATACGGCTATCATGGCAATGTGCCTCCAGACTTTTTAGTTCTAGGTGCATCTGTGCAAAATAACCCAGACAATAGGGTGGTACTCGGTGTATTGCCGAAGATTCGCCCAAAGCTGAAAGAAAGTGAGTTGGCGTTTTATCATCCAAAGACAGGCAGCTATATTAAATGGGATGAAGCAGGAAACTTATACATAAGTAATAATAAAGCTACATTGAATATGGTTGGTGATACACTTACATTAACCGGCAATCTTGTAGTCAAAGGCACAATGACGAATAACGGCAAGGACGTTGGTGATACACACCAGCATTCACAAGGCGCAGACTCGGCAGGAAACTCACAAGCGAATATAGTGGGGGTACTATGACAACTGATGCAGTTTTAGAGATAGACCCAGATAAAAAGGTCTATGATATACAAATTAATGAATACGGTGATATTCAAACCGATGAGTGGTTCGATACTGCTATTTTATACTCGCTATTTGGGGAGCGCAGGGCGTCACCTGACGAGGTTGTAGATGCAAGATATAGGCGCGGCTGGATTGGCAATGACGCTACATTCGAGAATGGTTCGAAATTGTGGTTATTGGAGCAATCTCGGGCTACGCGCAGCAATTTAAATAGAATAGAAGATGAGGCAAAAAAAGCCTTGCAGTGGCTTGTCGAGGATGGTTTGGCTGTATCTATAGATGACCCTGTGGCTGAGTACATAAACGGGCGCACATTCTTGACAGTTACAATTAGGCGTAGCCGTGATAAAGTTGCAAGAAGATCATACGAGCTGTGGGAAAATACTGGTCGTTCATAGTTAAGAGAGATAAACAATGCCTTTAGATATACCAACAACAGCGGCAGAAGTAGAGGCGCGATCAAAAGCTGATGTGCAGCGCGAACTGCAAACATCTAACCCCTTCGGCAAAAATAGCTGGCTTGGAGCAACGGTTACAGCCAATGCCAATAGGGTGTTTGACTTTTATATACAGCTGAAAGCCGCTATTACCCAAAACTTTCCAGATACAGCAACAGGCAATTATCTGTTGCGTTGGGCTGCGATATGGGGAAAAACGCCAATACCAGCCTCAAAATCATCAGGCAATGTGATTGCAACTGGTACTGCCGCTTCTGTTGTGCCGCAAGGAACTATTTTTGCGCTTAGTGGTTCTGGCAACTACGAAAGCACAGCAGTTGCAACAGTTGCCGCAGGCACAGTAGCAATCCAAGACCTAACGCGCACGGGAACAACCGTTACAGTGCTTTGTGAAGTCGATCATGGATTGGCCGACAATGTAGATGTCGAAATTACAGGTGCATCTAATCCAGAGTACAATATAACTGCTGATATAACTGTTATAAATTCTAATACCTTTCAATATGAGGTAGATACAACGCCAAGCAATGAGTTTGGCACAGCAGCTATAGCTTCGTTTACAACTGCTGTCGTACCTGTGCGCTCAATACAGTTCGGCTCAAACACTAACCAAGCATCAGGCACAGTTTTAAGGCTGCAAAGCCCGATAACTGGCGTTGATAGCGAGGCGGGCGTAGATTTTGGAACGATAGGCGGAGGTAGTGATACTGAGGCTGATGATGCGTTTCGCTCTAGGACTCTTGAATATATACAAAACCCTGTGGCCATGTTCAATGTGGCCGCTATAACAGAAAAGGCTAAAGAGGTTGCCGGTGTAACAAGGGTGTTCGTACAGCCTTTGACCCCAGCTATAGGGCAAGTGACGATATACTTTATGCGCGACAATGACACAACTGCCATACCAGATGCGTCTGAAGTTGCAGAAGTGAATGAAATTATACAGTCAATAAGACCGGCTAATACTTATGAAAATGATGTTATCGTTTCGGCCCCAACAGCCGTCACTGTCCCATTTACATTTACAGCTTTAACGCCTAATACATCAACGATGCAAGAAGCAGTAACAGCCAATTTACAACAATTCTTCACCGAGCGCACAAGTGTCGGCGTCAGCATTGATGAAGATGCGTACCGTTCTGCAATATTTAATACTGTCGATGTTTTTACGGGGCAAACGGTGCAGACCTTTACCTTATCTGCCCCAAGTGGTGATATTAGTGTTTCAACAGGGCAAATTGGTGTACTTGGCGCGGTAAGCTATCCATGAGTTTGCTATTTCAAAAGCGCGATAAAGAAGCCTATGCAGATAGCTTGGCAGCTTATATGCCAAGCGGCAGGTTATTCGTTGCAAAAGACGTTAACGATACGAATTTTCGCAAATTGCTGCTAGGGCTTGCAACTGAACTTTTTCGGGCAAATGGCACGTTACGTGACTATACAAAAGAGATATTGCCAGATACGACAGTTGAATTTATCAGTGAATGGGAAAGTGCTTTAGGCATTCCTGATAGTTGTTTTCCTGCTACTGGCACTTTAACTGAACGCCGCCGTGATTTGCTAATGAAGTTGTCCTCAATAGGCACTCAGACGATGACGGACTTTCAGGCACTTGCCACCATATTCGGCTTGGTGGTCAATTTAATGTCAGGCAATGACCCGAATGCTGCGTCCTATGTTGGTGGTGATACTGACAAAGAAAAAAGATTTACGCTTATTGTCGAGTATACACAACAGCAAGGCTTTAACTATGAATTTGACTTCCCGTTTGGCGTAGATAACGTATCGTTTTTGCAATGTATATATAATCGCGTGAAACCTGCCAATGTAAGGCTTGTGTTGGCCGGTGTTGCTACTGTAGATGACTTTAACGGTGGCAATGGCGGCGGTGGCGGTGGCGGCGGCGGTGGCGGCGGTGGTGGCGGCACTGCGACTACGTCTATTGTGCGTGTTATGGATTCGGAAGGTAAATATATTGTAAATTCAAATGGTGATATGCTTTCTGTTACTGATTTAGATGGCAGTATTGCAGATGCCAATACGAAGCTAGGAGAGTTATAAGTGCTTAAAGAATATAATATTGCTTTGAAAGAAGGTGTTAGCAAAGAGACTGTATTTCCTATGGTTGAGGAAGTCACATTAGAATTTGTACATAGGCCAAAACTTTTCGTTGCTAAATGCACAGATGAACAATATGACTTACTATTTGATGGTATAAATAGCGAGTATATAGACAATATCGAATTAAGAGTCCCTGAGTCAGAATTTCTCGCAGAACAAGTTTCTAAATCAGTCAACACGAGAAGGCATCTCGTATATACTGATATTGATGATGATGAAAGGCCTCGCGGTAATTGGGGCTTAATTAGACATACTTCCACCACAAATAACCTCACGGCGCACAGCGTTGAGAATACATATACCTATAGCAGTTCTTATGAAGGCAGCGGCGTTGATATTATATTAAATTTAGCGTCTGTCCTTGATTTAGACGACCCTGAATTCAAAACAAGCGGCACAACCAGATTGCAACAATTTGATTGGAGCAGTCTGACAGGGATGAGCACATTAGGCACAACAGACTATTCAAAAACAGGCACAGACATAAATTATCATGCAGAAGCAGTGGCATATACTGCTGCATCGAATACCTATGGCTGGGCTACTGCCGCAGATTTGTATGTATGGCCAAGAGATCAGCATAATCTAACTGACTATGGTTGGGATTGTTTTAGATTGTTTCACGAAAACAAAGGAAACAGCAGGCCAACATTAGTAATAGATTCAATTCACTATTACAAAACACAATCTCATAACAATACAAACGCTATATTTTTTAGAAACGCTAAATATACAGCAGTAAGCCCTTCAGGTACGGCAGAAATGCCGCCATCCTTTATGCAGTCAGGCAGAACAGGCTGGGCATTTGGCATGATGAAAGACTATAGTCAAGCTATGGGGCGACAAGGGTATACGACTATAGGGCTTCCTAAAAGTAATTATTCTAATAATCAATTTAAAAGTTTATTTGAGAATCTTTCAGGCAATGCTGAATATTCACAATACATAGAGCCGATTGAGGATATGATTGCAGCTGGCGTCCATCATGTATCGGCAGCAGCTAATAATGCTGAAAGCACAGTTTTGCCAGATCACCCTGACTATAACAATGCCCATTTTACCAATCTCGGCACATACCAGAATGGGGTATATGTTCAAGAGTGGGCGCAAGGGGTGAGTGCTAGTGCCTACTTTGTGAACAGGCCGAACCACTGCTTGTCAGGTGATACTATTGCTGTGGCTGCGCTGTCTTCAGAAGTAGGCTACCACAGTATGCTTGGCGGGAAAGAAACACTTGCGACATTTAGCAATAGAGGCAATAGAGTGGATACTTGTGCTGCTGGTCAAAATATATTTATGGATTTATATAGCAATGGTAAATATACCGCAAGTGGCACTTCATATTCTTCACCAAACGTAGGCGGCATGGCAGCTTGTGTTTTAGGCAAATATCCAACAACAACGCCAAGACAATTGCGGAGATATTTTAGAGTGATAGCTGTAGGCACAGATAAACTGTATGATACAGAGGTTGAGCCTAGTATTGGCTCTAAGTTTGGTGATGCTGCATATTTTGGTGATTCTCTTGGGCTGCAAGGCTATTCAGGAAATATAGCTTACTTTGATACAAATCTGTCGTTTAACCCAACTACGTTATCTAGTGCAGATATTACTGAATCAATAACACTAACAGATAACCAGTTAGATTATACGACAGAGCAAATAAATACCAAACTATTTTAGAATATAGTGCGCTGAATACAGGTGTAGGGGCAATAAAATGAAAACGCTAAATGATAAAACCGTAGGCGGTACGTCACCACAAAAGGATTTTTTGGCCAGCGACTGCAATGAAATAGCAAGTGAGCTTCAAAATCTTTTTGAGGTCTTTGGCTTGACCCCTACCAGCTCAGATTTAAACCAAGTTGGCAAAGGTATCGCTAGTTATGTAGCAACAGGCATATTTTACTCAGATACTGGAACTGCTAATAATCATGTTCTTGCTGCTACAGCTTCAAAGCAGCTGCCTACCGCCTATTCAGAGGGAATGCTTGTTAGCTTCGTTGCAGGCGCAACAAATACAGCCATTAATCCTACTGTCAAAATCGGCTCTTTGCCAACAAAAGTTTTAAAAGATACTGACGGCACTGACATTATTATTGGTTATATAGCCACTGATTTGCCTAATATGTGGCGTTATCATTCTGCAACTGGAACATTTCGGCTAGTAGGGGCTATGTATAGTGCAGCTAATACTAGATTCAACGGAACTGTAACTGCAAATTTTGCACAGCTAAATGTTGGAACTGGATTGTATGGCTTGGATATTGCGGCTACCAATACTCAGGTAGGCTTGAGCCTGACAGAAACATCAGGTACTTATCAAGGCAAAATTTACGCGCAAAACGACCAGCTTTATTTGAATGCTGCTAATGGCTGGCGGGCATATGCGCATAGTGATGGCTTCAAAGTCAATGGAAGGTGTTTGGCTACATCGAGCATATCTGCACAATCAGGCAACGGTAATGCTACTTCAATGTTTTTGCTAAATGATGAGGGTGGCACATTTATAAATAATGACGGTGGAATAAGCAGCTTTTACAGTACAGCAAATGACGGTACTGATTTACACAGATTTTTCAAGCATACCCGTGCTGACGGCTCCACGACCATGAACCATTACAACTACAATGCAACTACTCCCGACGCATATATGCGACTAAAGACTCAGGATTGGGGAACTGCGCATTATGGTAAATTTGAATCAAATTCATCAATTCAGTCTTTTAATAATAGCGTAGACCAGATGTATATTGGCCTTGCAGTTAGTGACATTGGCGGCATGATGTGGGCCAACGCAGACGACGATCATATAACACATTATACGACAGATGAGTCACTTGGGGAGTCAAGAGCTTATTTAAGAAGTTATAGAAGCACAGGCGAAACCAAACTCTATCATTATAATTCATCAGCAACACCAGCCGCTGCATATTCAAGACTATCTACAAAAGATACAGGTATGCAGCTCTATGGGGCTGTAGAGTGTGACACATCTCCGTCAGCAGCCGACCATTTAACGCGCAAAGATTATGTTGATGGCAAAGGGCTTAAGCGCACGGAGCTTTACAACGGTACTTTAGGTGGTGGCTCAACGGCTGCCTTAAGTGCTAATTTCCAGACTTTTGATATGGTAGCGGTGGAAATTACATTTTATGCTGACTGGTTTTGGATAATTTTACCGGCTTTGAATGTAAGGCTAGGTCAAGAATATTACCGCATGGCAAAACAAGGTGGTGACTCAAATGGTCACTGCGCGGTAAATTTCGTAACTAACAGCACGATGAAATTTACGCAATCTAGTGTATCTGGAAGTGTAAGACGAGTATTTGGCTGGAACACCTCAGATTAAGGGCAATGACATGAAATTATGTATTATATTCGACCAAAAAACTAATCAAGTATTATCTTGGGGTATGGGTGATGACTCAGTATTAGATGGAATTAATATAGAAATTGATGACAATGACGAAGTGTTCGAGCCATTTCAGGAAGATTGTTTTAAGTATGAGTATAACCCAAGCCATAATCCTTGCTTAGTTTATTCGGATGAATGTAAAAATTTAAGGGATATAGAACTTCAAGTTGAGCAGAAGTATAACAGGCTAATTGAGCTTGATAAATTGCGTTCAGGTCAAGCATTAGAAAGATATTTGTTAGATGATGACCGCTCAGGTCTTGAAGCTATACAGGTGGAAGCTGAAGCCTGTCGGGTATTTATTAGAGAAAATACAACAGTAGAAGAATAAATTATGGCATATAAACTATCCGCCAAATCTAAAGAACGTAGATCAGGCGTTGACCCGCGCTTGATTGAAATTAGTGATTTGGCTATTACTATAACTAAAGTTGATTTTGGTCATCCACAACATAGCGGTATGCGTTCTGCTGAAGAGCAATTTGAATTATTTAAACTTGGCAGGTCAAAAGCTGATGGTTATAAAAAGCTAAGTAGGCATCAAACAGGGCTTGCACTTGATTTTTATGCGTTTGTTGATGGCAAGGCATCGTGGGAAAAAGAACATTTAGCTATGGTTGCGGCGGCATTTTTGCAAGCAGCCAGCATTTTAGGTTATCAGCTTGAGTGGGGCGGCTTATGGCGTTCTTTTCAAGATTACCCACACGTTCAATTATTGGAGAAATAAGATGGATATTGCAACTATTGTGACATTGGTATTAGAGATACTAACAGTAATCGGCGGTAGCGCAGTTATTTCTGCTGTATTGCCACCAAAATTAAAAAAGGCCATTCCTGTCATCGGTTCAGTTATCGAAGTTCTGGCAGCCAATGTATTAAATGCAAAAAACTCTGATGATAAGAAATAGACTATTATATTTATTATTGCTAATTGGTAGTTCAGTTGCGTTTGCTAATGAGGCTAATGTCGGTGATTTTGCTTCAAATCAGCAAGCAGAAACTATAGACAACAGTTCTAATACGAAAGTTACACAGGACGGCATACCTGTAAACACAGCAGTTGCGCCTAGTAGCCCGAGTTATGCTCAAGACGTTTGCGTGTTCAGCACTGGAACTGGAGTTCAAACTCAGGTATTTGGAATTGCATTTGGTCAAAGTTTCACCGATGAAACTTGCCAAAGATTGAAATATTCCAAACAATTGCAATCATTGGATTTGAAAGTTGGCGCAGTCAGTGTACTATGCCAAGATCATCGTGTATTCTGGGCACTATATGACAGTGGAACGCCATGCCCGACGACAAGAGGATTGATTGGCAATGAAGCGTATAAGTATTACGAGGACAATCCTGATATTGTTCCTGATCGCCCTGCCATCAAAGGCAGCAAGCCAAAGTCTCGCAGAGCTAACAACTTCCATAAATCAAGCCGTAGGCGTTAGTATTGATGGCTTTATATCAACGCTATCCATAACAATGGACGGCACAAATGCTGTTATCCTAAGCCCAGATACAGGCAAAGAATATTATCTCGATGCAGAGCAGGTTGCGGCATTTAATGAGAAATACGGCATTGTATTGCAGGAATCCACTCAAGAGTATTTAACAAACAGCTTAATTGATACAAAAATCAATACACTGCAAAATCAATTTGTAGAGCAGAAAGAATCCTTAATAGACCAAGCAAAAAACATCGCAGAAGTTACAGCTATAGCAGCTGAGATTGAAACTGCTGGTGAAGAAAGAAAAATACAACTAAATGCCTACGCTAATGAAAATTCATTAACTGAGATTAGTGATAATGCTGTGCAGACATTTAATGCGACTATCGACGATATGGTTGCTTCTAGCAGAACTGCCAATATGCTTGAGCAGTATCGAGCCGAAATAGTTGAATCAACCACATTTATCACTCAAGCAACACAATCAACGCAAGCATTTTATGACCAAGCAGTTATGACTGCTGATGATCTTGGCGCACATCTTAATGTCGAGTGGGATAGCTATAGCTTGTCAGTAGAATCAGAGTTCTGGGAGCTATCGAGTGAGCCGGAATTTTACAAAACCAAAGAAGCACGGATGGAGATAAGTAATGAAAGTTGAACAGATGGTGACATGGCTTGCACTAATTGGCACTGTATCAGGTGCAGCCGTAGGGTATGGCACTTTAACCGAGAAAGTGGCATCACTTGAGTCTAACACAAATGCCACACATTTAGAGTCTAGGCTAACCAAGCTAGAAACACGAATTGAAGATAATGACGTAAAGACTATCGGTAAAGAGATAGAACAATTGCGCGGGGCAAATCAACGGTTAAGTGATCGTGTAAGTGGCATTCGTGTGCCTAGCATTGGTCAGATAAAGCTCGATGTCCAATTGCTGCAAAGTGACGTTGCTTTACTCCAGAAAAGAGTAGATAGGCTAAATAAAGAATTAAGTAACGTGGGGAAAAGCCCGCTAGGTTAAAAAATGAGCTTTTTAGGCAAAATACTTGGCAGTGATGCGGCCATTGATAAAGTCATTGGGCATGGTAAAGAATTGCTTGATGATGCCTTTTATACCGATCAGGAAGAAGCTGCAGACCGCGCACAGGCAGCAAGAGAGACGCGAGGCCTTATCAATGAGTGGATTAAGAATTCACAAGGCCAAAACCTTGCAAGGCGCGTTTTAGCCCTGTCTATTGGCTTTGTTTGGCTGAGTTTGTTCCTAATAGCTACCTTACTGGATTTGGCAAGCGTATTCGTTGATATGCCAACGGCTGTTGATGCTGGGCAAGTAGTTTATAATAAGTTCTCTCAAGCATCCCAGATAATAGATAAGCGCAACGATCAAATGACAGGAGCCATTATGCTTATATTAGGCTTTTATTTTGCTGCGCCTAAAATCAGTGAGATTGCTAATACTGCTATGCAAAAGATCGCTAAGAAATAATACGCTCAACTCTTTATCTTTACTCGCCTAGATGAGCAGCTAATACAGTTGCCCGTTTTAGTATAGCGGATAGTTTCGGCACACTTTTTACATGGGCTGCCTATATAAATCTTATCGCCAGCTTTTGTGGCTAAGGTGCGGTTGGGGTTTTTAGGGCGCATATCTAGTCATACCGCATCATAATATCGCCACGAATACCGACCCATTCTTCATAGTCTTTAAGCGGTTTTCCGGTAGTAATATCATTACCTTGACCATCATTTGCCAGCTGCAAATAAAGCTCATAATCTTGGTTATTAGTGCCGCTCGCTTGCGTTTTCCCAAAATCTTTATTTTTAATTTCCATAAACTTCCCCAGTAGTTAAAGCCATCCTTGGCAGTTAGTGTTTAAGCTCTTTTCTTTCTAGGTGTGAAACCCAACTTTTGCATTGCTTCCAGTGGAGAAGTTTCATTTACAAGTTTCAGATATTCTTCAACACTAATATTTTTGACAAGAAAGTTGGCCCATGACTTCCAAGGTTTAGAGCCATATTTGAATCTGGCAATAAATGCTGGCTTCATAACGCCTACCCAAGAAGGGTGGCAGTTCGGGTGAACTTCATCCATATTTTTTGAGCCGCTATACGGGCCTCTGTACATCAAATACATTCCATCCCAGTGAAAATCTTCTTTATTAAATGCAGTCATGTCGTTATCTCCGTTGATTCGTTTAGTTTACGGAAACCATTATTGTCCATAAAAAGGGATAAAGCAACCATTATTTTAAATTATTTTAATAAATATGCAAAAAACATAAAAAAAGGGGCTGTAGCACCCCTTATTGTTATATGTCGGACGAAATGTATCGTTATTTGTCTCGCAATTTGTCTAAATATAGCCTTAATTTCTCATGCTCATCATTAGTCACAAGATACTCTTTGCGCCTACGTCCGAGCTTTGCTGCCTTTTTGCGGTGTTGTATCACTCGATTTGTTGACTTCATTGAGATAACTCTAGCTTTTTTAGTTCATAGGCCTCTTTGCTTATTGCTCCGGAATCTAGGGCAATTTTTAGCTTATATAACTCTGCCAGCAAATCCGGCTTACTTTTAATATTGTGGATATATACTATTGACGCAACCACGCCAAAAAATGCCGAAAGTATTCCCCAGCCTATTGCAGCGTCTATATCAGAGTCAGCAAAACCTATGGTGCATACCAGCGCAAGTGCGTGCCAGCAAAGTGCAACTATACTTAGCGTTCTCATTTCATAGTCTCCCTATTGAGTAAATCTTCTACTTGCTCAAGTGATAGATCGGGCTCTAATTTACCCAAACACAGCAAAATAATTGCTGGTATTAGGCCGAAACAGAATCCTGTTATTGCCCAGCCAACTGCATTTCGGTTGCGATTACTAGCCATATAGTGACATAGCCATCCAGCCAAACCTGCACCCACTAAGAAAAATATACTATCCATTTTATTGCCTCGCTTTGTTTTGCCGTTATTCGGCAGTTAGTTTAACTTCACTTTCTTCTTGCTCATTAATCTCGTCATCAAATAAAAAAATGCTTTTAATCCTGCTTTCATCAAACTGCATATTAGGCCGCACAAGACCGTTATCTATCTCGATAGCCAAACGTATGGTATCGACGTTAATCACGCCCATACGCAAGCAGAATTCCTCGTATGCGCCCATTTCTATTGAATAACTCATGCAGGTCTAACCTTGATAGTCGTTATGCCATGCTTACGGCTATGAGATACCAGTTTGTGCCTAGGTGATTGCGCCATAGTCCAGATTACTTTGTATGCTGCCAAGTGGTTTTCGATTCTCAAGATTTGCATTTAGTTTGCTCCAGTTTAAGTTTTAGTTTAACCGTTTCCGGTTTTAAGTAAAGATTTAATTTATTTCCTGCGCCCACTTGGAAGCCACTTTCAAGATAACTTCAGGTACATATACGAAATCAGGCGCGTTGCTCTCAGTTTCGCTATACCGGATTGCGGTTGCGAGTTTGCAGCATAGGCCACTCTTTAATAACCATAACTCGTCATCATATTGTTCGATTGTGAATCCGTTGCCTAAGTAAGTTCTATTGTTCATGTCGTTCACCTAAAGAAAGTAATAGCCCCCGAAGGGGCATTTAATGTTAGAAATCTTCAATGCTTAGAATGTCGTTAGTAAGTGCCTTCAGATATATGACCTTGCCGCCTGAGATCTTGTAGTATCTTCCGCCGTTCAATTCACCAATCTCAGGGTTGTCCTTTAACCATTTAGCTACAGCAATTTTCTGAGCTGTTTGTTTCTGGCTTTCCTGAAATGCAATTCGATTTTGTTCGGCTACTTTTTGGTCTAATCTACTCATTGATATTCTCCCATTCGTTTAGTTTACGGAAACCATTATTGTTCATAACTAATGATAAAGCAAGGTTTATTTTAAATTATTTTAAATTATTTTAAGTCATTGGAATTATAGGGTTTTAATCATAATCAAAAAAACTTAAATTATTTTAAAAAAAGGGTTGCTTTTAGTGTTATTCTGAGCAATAATAGTTTCCGTAAACTAAATAAATCAATAAGAGTGAACATTATGAAATCATACGAGTTATATAAAGACTGGAAACACCCAACATCGGATAAAGCCTTAACGATAAGATATGCCGCTATCCCTGACCCAAAACGGGCTGGATTGTATAAGACACAAACATCATACAGCGTCGACGGATACAAGAAGCAAGGCTCGCATTTATACGGCAAAACACATCAAGCCTATATTTTGGAGATGATTAAAGGGATGAATGAAATTGTTTAGTATTTAACTTAAACACTAACAGCCAAGGATGGCAGTTTACTAGATAGCCTTAATAATAGGGTTATCCACTAAGCAAACTAAACTAAAGGATATAACACAATGAGCAAACTTATTGAATTAAAAGCAGGCCAATTTCGATTAGGCGATACTATTCAATTCAGTCAACACGCGATGGACATGATTTGGATTGGCCGAGTGGCGAGCATGAATCAAAATGGCCTAATTGTAGAAGGCCATGAGTTCACTGCAAAGCCTAAGTATGGACAGAAGTTCAGCATTCTCGAAAAGTATATTTAAGAATCATGGCCCCGACCTAGTTGGGGCTTGCTTTTTCGATTGATCTAGTTTTTAATTGATTTGCGCTCTGACAAGCGCATTTGCTAGGAGGCAATTTTAGTCTCCTTTAATGATGGCCCTTGAGCCGTTTCGATCTACAAGATCATCCCTAGCCGGTAATTGTCAGCAGGGGTCATCTTTAAAGGGGATTATATGCACTACTATCAATTCAATATATCTGACTTTTGGCTACATACAAGCCATCTAACGCTTGAAGAAGAAGGCGTTTATAGACGCCTCATAGACTTCTATTATGATACTGAGCAACCGATACCTAAAGAAACCAAGCTGGTAATCCGTAGGTTAAGGCTGAGTAATTATGCCGACGAAGTTGAACAGATATTAAGCGAATTTTTTACATTAGAATCTGATGGATACCATAACTATCGGTGCGATATAGAGATCAAGCTGTATCAAGAAAGGGTAGACAAGGCTAGAGAGAACGGCAAGAAAGGTGGAAGACCTCGCAAGAACAAAGGCCTAGAAACCCAGTCGGTTGTTTTAGCTAACCCAGAAGAAAGCGAATTGAAAGCTAACTATGAACTAATAACTAATAACCAAGAACTAATTAAAGATACTGCGGCATCAAAGATACCGCCTTGCCCGCATGATGAAATTATTGATTTATATCACGAGATTTTACCAGATTTACCCAGCATAACTAAATCACTATGGGCTGGCTCACAATCAGAAAAGGATTTAAGGGCAAGATGGAAGCAGCACAAGAATCATCAAAGCCTTGAGTTCTGGGAGCGTTTTTTCACTGCAATAAAGCAAATAGATTGGTACTTCGAGGGCGTTGGTTCAGGTGATTTTGCCAACTGGTCAGCCAATTTAAAATGGCTTATTAAGCGCAAGAACTTTGATAATACGATTGACAGATTAAGGAATTTAAAATAATGAACGATGAATATAAGACAATGCCAGCCAACAAAGAAGCAGAGCAAGCTGTAATCGGCGGCTTATTGATTGATAATAGAAAACTCCCAGAAGTGCTTGAAAACATATCATCAACTGATTTTTACTTTAATGAGAATAGGGTGATATTTGAGCAGATAGAGACAATGACTGAAAAGCAATCAGATATTAACGTCATATCTATCGCTGATAGACTGCCAGATCAATTTGCTTACATTGCCAGCCTAGCCCGTGATACGCCGAGCGCGTTAAGCGTAGTGTCTTATTCAGTTGTGGTTATGAATAAGTCAAAAGAACGACAGCTAGTATCTGCCGCCTATGACATTAACATTCTGGCGTATGATTCAGATAAGAGCACAGAAGAAAAAATAATGGAGTCTCAGGCAAAGTTATTAAACATGGAGTCAGATAGCGGAGAAGAAGCAGCTCAAGCCAATTCAGCTATAAAGCAAGTTATTGAAAATATAGATGAGCGATTCAACAATAAAGGTAAGCCGATTGGAGTCACGGTAGGCCTAAAGGCAATAGACGATAAAGTTGGTGGATTCAGAGATGGCAATCTAATCATATTGGCGGCTAGGCCTGCGATGGGGAAAACGACATTAGCAATGAACTTTGCTGAAAATGTCATAATGAGGGGTGAGGGCGTACAAGTGTTCAGTGCAGAAATGACACGTGATGAGCTTATGGAGCGCATGGTGGCTAGTGTCAGTGGTATATATGCAGACCGGATAAGACGAGGCACATTAGAGGAAGATGATTGGCCTAAGTTATCGTCAGCAGTATCACGGCTGAAAGATATGCCGCTTTATATTGACGATCGGGGTGGAATTACAATAAATCAGATTACAGCTAGTGCAAGAAAGATGCACAAGAAACATGGCCTAAAGCTAATTATTGTCGATTATTTACAACTAATAACGGCGAGTGCTAATAGCAGAGAGCAGGAAATATCTAAGATCAGCAGAGCGTTAAAAGCATTGGCAAAAGAGTTAAACTTGCCCGTTATTGCATTATCACAGTTAAACCGTAAGTGTGATGACAGGCCTAATAAGCGGCCCAATCTATCCGATTTGCGTGATTCGGGTGCTATCGAGCAAGACGCCGATATTGTCGCATTTATATACAGAGATGAGGTATATAACGAAAACAGTGAGCATAGAGGCGTTGCAGAAATCAATTTTGCCAAAGCGCGTAGCTTTCCCACTGGAACAGTGTATCTAGCAAGCCGCCTAGACATCAATAAGTTTCAAAGTATGGAAAGGCCTCCAGAGATACAATCAGGCAAGGGAAGCACCGGCGGGTTCGATTATCCATAATATTAAAATAAAACTTTAAATTATTTAAATAATGATTCATAATTGATATATCCTAAACAAGCATGAGGCAAGACTATGAATAACTGGCACAGTGAAACAATTGCAAAATTCGGGAAAACCTCTAGCGAGAGTCTGCTCTATATACGCGAAGATGCGTATAAAGCGGCTAAAGCAGGTGATGGCTGGAATCCAAAGGCAGGTCAATACTGGGATGAGTTTCACTATGCAAGTATGGAGTTGCGCCGTAGAAAGGTTACAGTGATTGGAGCTATAGCATGAGTATTACTTCTGATTTATACACTCTTGAATGGAGCAAGAAACTGAACAGTTTCAGAATGCTTGACTATGATTTATCAGTCGAGAAAAATTTGTCAGCTTTAGTTAGCAATACGGCCAGTGATTATATCTTGATATGTGTAGGCACGATGGATGAGTGCAAAGGCAGGCAAGGTAAATTCAGAAAATTCTTACAGCAGAGAATGTAATGAGTGAATTCTACGTTGTAAGAACGCCAGATGGGTTTAAGCCTGCTACTGATGATGATAAAGATTATGCCAGCAATTATCGCACTGGCGATATTGTTCGTATAAAAGCACAAAAGCCAAGAAACGGACAGCACCACAAAAAAGGTATTGTATTGCTCAAAACCGCTTTTGATTATTGGGAGCCTGAAGCGTCATATTTAACTGCTGGCGAAAAGGCGATGGCTGCGAACATATCGCAGCAGCTCGAAGCTATAGCAGGGAACACAGGTGCTATAGCAGTCAAGATAAGAGATATTGTAAAGCAAGTAGAAGATGCGAGGGCAGTTAAGATTGGTGAACCTGCTAAGTGCTTTGAAGCATTCAGGAAGCAATTAACAATACAGGCAGGGTATTATGAACTTGTACTAACCCCTTCAGGCTTGGAAAAACGCGCAAAATCTATTGCCTTCGATAAAATGAGCCAAGAAGAATTTGGAAAGCTATATAAAGATTTGTTGTCTGTTTGCTGGGAAACAGTCTTAAGCAGGCACTTTGAAACCGAGGCAGATGCCGAAAACGCAATAAATCAAATGTTGGACTTCATCTAATGCAAAGACCAAGATCAAAAAAAACACGTCACGCCAACGCCGCTGAAAAAAGATTCCATGCTTATACAAAGGAAGCAGACTGTATTGTTTGTGGACAAGCTGGGCCGTCTATCGTGCATCACTGCAAAGGCTCAACTTTTAAGCACAATAAGACGTTGATTGGCCATATGTTTGTTATACCGCTATGCCCAATTTGTGACGATCTTCCGACAAAATACAGCACGACAAGGTTTATTCAGTATGTCGGGCCACAGGCCACACTATGGAAAAGGCACATAAGAAATAGCGGATTGCCGTACCATATTGACGTATATGCAGCGATTGAGGATTACGAAAGAATTGAGCAAGCGAGAATCGGCTAATTTCGATTTAGTGCGAGGTAGCCAAAAAAAGCAGCAGCGCGGGTATCTATGTTGCTCTGTTTCGACCAGCCGGTAATCAGTTCAAAAGCTGATTTATTTTTTGCCCAATTGCCCTTTTGTGGTTTATGAGTGACATATCTGACACTTAAGCTATCAAGCATCCTAGTAAGTTCGACATAAGATTGCTGGCAGCGGCCAATACTCATGGCTATTTTCGATTGCACTGTCTTGGAGGCTCTGACGTTGCGGGCATATATAAATTGATTGGCCATCACGTTCTCAATAGAGAAAAGCACGTTATTAGGCCCAAGCTCATCAACTAATGACATTAACTTCACGAGAGTCAGCATTTCTAAGCGAATCAAGATAGATTCATCATATATAGCAACACCGTGCGCCTCCGAGTCAGGGTCAATGCCGATTACATATTTCATTTTTGAAAATCTGACACAGGCCTAGTCGCCAGTGTCTTGTGTTCAGTAATTACATAGTTATCATCAACTATATCGAAATATACGGCGCGATTAGACCAAATTGCTTGATAGACAGCTTGGACAGTTTTTCCCCATATTTGGGCCGCATATTTAGCATTATGCCGCTCCACAAAGTCAGTTAAGTGCATTGGGTACATAAGATTCTCCATTTTGTGCGCCCAATATACATTAAATATTAAATAATTAAAATAAAACTTTACAAAATACAAAATAAAGGTAATAATAACTGTGTAAATTAACTAATGAGGAAAAAGATATGGGCACTTGTAGAGTAGAAATCGAAGAGCTGGCACACGACCATAATTCATCTGAAGTCACTTATATAGAAATAGCGGCTGCATCAGATTACTTAATTGAAGAAATATCCCAGAATTACAGAAAACCTCCTTATCACATTGTTCGAGCCAAAGCTGCCATAGACGATATGGTCATGGAAAAGCTAGGCGGTTCAGATTCCTGCGTAGATGTTGTTTTTGAAAGCATTGTGCATCCTGACCACATGGGTGACCGGATTTATGAGTTGACTCAAGAAGCAATCTTTGAATATGTCGAAGAAAATTACGATGAGGTATCAAGATATGTCCCGTAATACGGAAGATTTTGCTGGAGAGTTTCTGCGCGGTCAAATCGACTGTGCAGAAGGTAAGCCGCATAGCGCGGGAAACAGTGAGGCATACGACAGAGGTTATGCCACCGAATATGAACGTGAACAGATTTTATCGGAGAAAACTAAATGAGCTTTGCAAAAGAAGTATGGACTAACTTAGCCGCTATTGATTGTAGCAACAAGGTTAGTAAAAAAATGAACCTAAGCTATCTCTCATGGGCATGGGCATGGGCGCAGTTGATGAATAACTACCCAGAGTCAGAATATGACTTCCTTGAGCCTGTAATTGATGAATCTGGCAGTGTAGAAATCTGGTGCAGTGTCACTATTAAAGATGGCGATAAATTTATTAAGCGAATGATGTGGTTGCCGGTAATGGACCACAAAAACAATAGCATAATCAAGCCTAGCTCACGCCAAGTAAGCGATACTCGTATGCGTTGTTTAACTAAGTGCCTTGCTATGTTTGGCCTTGGTCATTACATTTATGCGGGCGAGGACTTGCCTGACCCAGAAGTGTCGGTAGAAGCTGACCGTATTAAATACGATGCACTTTGTAATAGGTTGACGGCGAGTATTGACATTATTAAAGAATCTATTGAATCTGGCGACTATTCCGCAGGTAGTGAAGCATGGCAGGAATTGTCCGAAGAGGAAAAGATGGGCTTGTGGAAAGCTCCCACGAAAGGCGGCATATTTACAACTCATGAGCGTGAAGTAATGAAAACCACTGAATTCAGAAAAGCATTAAGCGGAGAATAAAAAATGGCTAAAATTGGCGTAAAGTTAAAAATTGATGTAACTAATATCGAAAAGGCTAGATTGTTTAGAGGCAAGAAAGGCACTTACTTAGACGCTACAGCTTTTATTGATGTTGACAATAAAGACCAGTACGACAATAACGGCATGATTACGCAAG